CCAACAGGCGGCACGTTTAACTTTGGAACTAACGTACTAACACCCCCTAGCGGTTGGTCGGTAACTATACCTTCTGGAACTGATCCTATCTACGAGGCTACATTCCAATTCTCTATATCTGGTGATACAGGTACGGTTACAGCAGGCACTTGGTCAACACCCGTGGTTATTGCTGAAAATGGTGATGATGGCACTGATGGTTTAAGTACATTTACGTTTGCTGTTCATAAAAGGGATTCAACTACACCCAGCGCACCGTCTGGAGGCTCTTATAACTTTACTACTAATACGATTACTGCCCCATCTGGCTGGTCTGAGGAAATACCAAGCGGAACTGACCCTGTTTATATATCGATAACCAAAGCGCAAATTAGCGGGGCGACTGGTACTGACTCTAGCTTATCTTGGACTGCGCCTGTTCTTTTTGTGCAGAACGGAGAAGACGGGCAAAGTATCACAGGAGCTGACGGCCCTAGAAATGCTGCTGGGTATGTTTATTACTTGTTGTCATCTGCTACTGCACCGTCAAGCCCGTCTGCAACGTCCTACAACTTTAGCACTGGAGCATTTGGTGGTCTCACTACTAACTGGTCAAGAACACCGCCAACCAACACTGGGGGTGACGCTAAGTATTGGGCTACCAGTTATTATGTTACAGAAGCTACGTTTGGCGGGACACAGACTCTTACGTTTGGTACACCTTTTGCAAGCTTCCAGTTCGATGGCTTGGTGACATTTACTAATCTAAACAGTGAGCTTGCTGATGCATCTAGCACTGAGATCACTACTATCAATGGCGGCCTGATAAAAACAGGGCTGATTGATGCAACCAGAGTTAAGATTGATGACGCTACTATCGACACAGACGGAAGTGGCAATCTGATAATTAAAGCCGGTGGTGTAGGTACAACTCAGATGGGAGACCTTCAAGTCAGCACCATTAAAATTGCCGGTAACGCTGTAAATTTGATTAGGAACGCTGTCTCTACTTCAGATATTACGCTAACTAAAAATGCTTGGACAGATATCGCTACAATTACATTTACGCCTGAATCAGTAAGCGGCAGCGCGCAACCAATAAGTATTAAGGCCTTTTCAGACTTTGAGTTCGATATTCTTGCGAGTGTTAATAAAACAGCCACAGTTAAGTTTAGATATGTAAAAAATGGCACCAACATAAAAGAATTTAATGAGATATTCTTTTCTACATACCTTAGCGGGTATGGCATTGGTTATTATGGTACAGCGTCTGGAAATATAACCCCGATATTTATCGATACAGATACCACGGTTGCAAGCCGATCTTATAAACTTCAGGCTTTTTACACTAACACTGAGACAGGTAAAGATTGTACTGTTCATGCTGGGGCAACTTTAGAATGCGTTGAGGTTAAGAGATGAAATATGTCATATACGATAGTAGCGGAGATATTACTGCTCAAATTGATTGCCCAGAAGCTGAAATAACAAATTATATTTTTGATGACTTAGATTACCTTGAGTTCTCCGAATCAGCTATAAACAAAATGGTAGTTGGTGGAGAAATAGTTGATAAAGAGACACATAATAGACAAGTAAATGTTCCATCCGTAAGTATCAGGCAATATAGAAATGCTCTACTAGCGCAGTGTGACTGGACGCAAATGCTCGATTCCCAGATCACAGACGCAAAGAAGGCAGAATGGGCGACCTACAGGCAAGCCCTGCGAGACATACCAGAAACGCACTCTGAAGCTACGTCTTTAGATGATATAATATGGCCAACTGAGCCGGAGTAATAAGATGACTTATCAACTAGTGCAGGGCGACCAGGCCCCGCAAATACAAGCCGTTATAAAGAGAGCGGATGATGGCAGTGCTATAGACTTTTCTGGTGGCTCTTGCGCGCTGAAGTTTAGGGCAAAAGATACTACTGCTACGCTATTTACCCTGGCTGCTGCTGATGTCGGAGATAACTTTGAGGACGGCATTGCAGTGTTCTCGTTCTCAGGCACCCAGCTCAACCTAAATGAGGGCTACTACCAGGGAGAGATTGAGATTACTTATGACAGCGGCAAGATTGAAACAGTATTTGAGATACTAGAGTTTTACATCCGGGAAGACTTTGCATGATCAAAGCTGCCATAGCGTTTAAGAAAGCCGTAGCCGAAATAGGCTTTAAGAAGGCCGTTGCCACTATAAACTTTGGTGACTTCCTAATCTTCAGGTTTTTTGCTGACGCTTTGGGGCTGTCTGATAGCCAGGCTAAGTCCGTAGGTAAGGCTGTAACCGATTCGCAGGCTATTACAGACCTAGCTTCTATGGGTACAGGCAAGCCTGTTAGTGACGCATCTACGGCCTCCGATGACGCGCTAATAGGAATCGGCAAGGTATCTATTGATTCTGGGTCACTGACAGACCAGATAGATACGCTAGGCATTGGCAAGCTGTTGAATGATTCTTCTAGCGTTGCTGAGAGCATAGACATACAGACTGCATTTAACAGATCGCATACGGATGCATTCTCTGCTGCTGAGTCGATTAGCTTGGAGCCTGGCAAGGTCTTTGCAGATGCTTCTGCGTTTACTGACTTTGAAGATATGGCGTTCGGGAAGTCACTCGCTGATCCCACGGCTATAACAGATTTAACTGCTCTCTCACCTACTAAGATACTCTCTGACTCTTCCACGGCTACTGAAGACCAGGCTATGGACTTCCATAAGTTCATCACAGAGGCTGCTGGCGTTACGGATGACCTAGATGGTGAGGCCACAGCAGATGACGATCAGGAAATGACGTTTACAAAAGTTCGATCCGATTTGGCAACTCTAGTTGACTTATTCGCTTATTCCAGTACTAGGGGCATAAGTGATACAATGGGGACATCCGATTCTGGTTCGATACGCGGTCAGAGCTATTGCTCTTTCGATTACTTTGCCGAAGATTACGTCGGCTTTACTCAATCCTTTTAACAGGTGATTTATGATTAACGATGACTTAAAACTACGCGGCGATGTTGCGATAGTTCTGAAAGACAAAGACGGCAATGTAAAAGATAGCCGTGAAATTAACAACTTGGTAGTAAGTGCGGGTCTGACCTACATTTGCTCTCGCATGGAAGGCACTTCTGCTAACGTGATGTCTCACATGGCTTTGGGTAGTGATACTACTGCTGCTGCGGCTGGTGATACTGATCTGGGGTCGATTTTAGGCTCTAGGGAAGCGTTAGACAGCACTACTGCTTCTAGCAATACGATTACCTATGTTTCGTCTTTCGAGGCTGGTGAAGGCACTGGTGCGGTTACAGAAGCAGGCATCTTTAACGCTGCTACTTCTGGCACTATGCTTTGTCGTACTGTATTCGCTGTTGTAAACAAGCAAGCTGATGACACTATGTCAGTCACTTGGACTATTACACTAACTGCATCTTAATTAGAGGGGGCTACCTATGTCTACTATTACAACAAGGGCAGGCAAAGGCTCGCCCCTTACTAATGCAGAAGTTGATAGTAACTTCGAAAATCTTAACACTGACAAAGCAGAGCTATCTGGCGCGGCTTTTACTGGTGCTATAACTACCACTTCCACTGTTGATGGCCGTGATGTCGCTACTGACGGAAGTAAGCTAGATGGCATTGAAGCTGGGGCTACCGCAGACCAGACTGCTGCTGAGATTAAAACCGCTTACGAAAGCAATGCAGACACGAATGCGTTTACAGATGCTGACGAGTCTAAGTTAGACGGCATTGAAGCCTCAGCAGACGTAACAGACACAGCCAACGTAACAGCCGCTGGTGCCTTGATGGACAGTGAGTTGACTGCTATTGCAAGCGTTAAGGCTTTGAATCAGGGTGTTGCTACTACTGACAGTCCTACGTTTGCAGGGCTTACTACCTCTGCTGACATTAGCTTTGGCGATAGTGACAAGGCTATCTTCGGTGCTGGCTCTGACCTACAGATTTATCACACAGGAACAGATTCACGACTCGTAGATAGTGGCACAGGCACTTTTTACATTGCAGGAACCGACCTTGTATTTTTAGACGGGACTCTTGCTGAAAGATATGCCGACTTTACCTTTGGTGGTGCGGCACGGCTTTACTACGACAACGCAGCCAAACTAGCCACCACCGCCACAGGCATAGACGTTACTGGCACAGCCACGATGGATGGGCTTACTGTTTCAAACGCTGGCAGTAACTCTTTTCTCAAATCTGAGGAAACTACTGGTTCAGCGCGTTTGCAACTTACAAACAGCGGCGCTAACGTCTTGTTTGGTACAGATAATAATGTAGGTGGTTTAACTGGCATAGCAAATCAAGCGTACATTTACAGCGCAAACAATCTAAAAATAGGTGTCAATACATTTACGGCTCAACAGCTAACAATCAACTCCACAGGCATAGACGTTACTGGCAATTTAACAATGGCTTCTGGCGGCTCTATTGTAGCTGGCGGTGCAAATGACCTTATTTTAAACGCAGGCGAAAGCGGGACTCCTGACATTTACTTGCAGTCAGGTGGTAGCACAAAAGTTAAGGTTGAAGGAAGTAACGG